TGTGTTTTTTGCTCAGAAAAGTCGACACCGATAAGAACAAGAGTCTCCTTATACAGTCTGGCCAGCTCATCGTCACCTATTATAATATCATCTCCTAAAAGAACATACTTGCTGGTTTTCCAGTTCATATTGTTCTTGAAACAGATATAATACAATAAGTAATGATGGGCTAAAGTGAACGAAGCCCATGAAGAATATGCTCCCATTGGATTCCCGACCGAATAGTAAATACTATCCTGTTGAGTTTCGAATGGAAACCCACTCATTATGGTCTTCCAATCACTAACGTACCCTTTAGGAAGATGACCTTCTAAAACTTGAGATATAAGATCGATAGGGAATCTATCCGTAGCATCCGAAAGATCTATGGAATGGAACACTTTTCAATCCTTTATCTTAGTTTTAAAAGATCCCTGGTCGAAAGTACAGTCCTGAGGAATCTTTTTTAATACCCTGAAAAGGTATAGATGAAGATTTCTTAGGACTGTCTGAGACCAGTAATCTAGTATAGCTATAGTTCGAGTTTTTCCTTCCTTATCAGCAAAAGAAGATATCTTACGATAACATCCCAGCTTTAAAGGAAAGAAATCCAAGAACTCAGTAACTAAATTGCCTCTAAATGTTTCCATAATAGCTTTCATTTTAGGACCACCAACTCTCGAAATTGCGGAGCTAAGTCCGTAAGGAATACTCCACAAATCCGAGAGCCAGTGGAACAAAGAGTGTCCGTTTGGACCACTCTTTGTACTAAAATGAAATCTCTTAAAGAATAATTTAGAGGGTACTCTTCCACTGTGAAAATATCCCAGATCTCTGAAGAAAAGTTTAGAGTAAGCTCCAATCAATCTCAGATCGGCCTTCGCTTTAGAAGGTTCTGTGATTGATGAAAAGTTTGCCTTTACTTTTCCTTTCAAAGATCTTGTACTAAATAAGATAGTGTTCAGAAGTCGTAAGGTGAATACCCTAGGGCCTTGATCCACTACCAAATAAGGTATAAGATCCCCAAAGATTACTGGAATACCTCTCTTAGTAAGGGCAACTCCACTGAAAGATTTAACTGGGTCTCCACCCAGAAATTTTAATCAGCAGAGCCTTACCCCTTTTATATATTTTATATATTCAAGGAGGCCCCTACTATGAGCAACAGTTTCTAACCGATCAATTAAATTATATAATTGAGATGTTGGAGCCTGTTCGGAGGAATTCCGAAGAAGCAATGTCATAATCTTACGAACTAGACCGAAAAAGGTAACTACTTCGACAATTGTCGGACGGTTATTTTTTAAGTTATTGTTTGTAATATTATTATATCTTTAATCTACAAGAGATTGGTAGATATTCAGCAGGGGTATCAACCCGACTGTCTAAGACCCGGGACTTTAAAGGGTCCCACGCTGGGCTACTTCCGTAGACCTTGGTTTCATCCAAAGTGTTCTCCCCC